TCAGCCCAGTGCGTGTTAGGCACCCACACATGCCCCGAAGCAAATATGTCTGATACAGAGTTTAACCGGGCTATCTTATCATTACCACGACTCGGGGTATATTCTTGCACAGGTATACCCATCGCCCGCAACTCAAACACAAGCGGTGTACCCGAGGCTTTAGCTTCAACAATCAACGCATCTGGATCCCACTCCTTATACTCATCATACGCTCGCTTCTTAAGCTCGGGGAACTCCATCCGCTTCTTAAACGCATTGAGCAAGATAATATTCGCTTGGTTTATCCCCGTATCGTCCGGCTGGTAAAACACCCCCCACGTCGTGCAGGCTGAATAATCACTGCGCTCTGTCTTCAAAAACGCCGTATCCCAGCTCTGAATAACAAAATCACAGAACGGAGGGGTATCACTTTCCCAAATCTTCCACCATTCCCGCTTAATAATCGCGGAAACGTCACTTGTGGGCTGCTGCATGTACTGCGCCATCCACTTCCCGTTAGGAAGTTCGGTTTTTAGCGCCGTAAGCTCCTTTATTGACCAAAATTCAGGCCAAAGTGGGCGTCCAGAGGGCAAAAGTGCAGGAAATTCAATAACCTCCCACTCCTCACCACTTCTTTGGGCTGCTGACTTGAGCACCTGACCCGTTAAGTCCCGCTTCGACCACCTAGTCATCACTATAACGATGGCACCACCCGGCTGAAGTCGTTGCCGTGGGCCTGATGTATACCACTCATGGGTCTTATCATAAACTTCTGGGTTAGTTTCGGCTATTGTCGCCTCTTGTTCCGAGTGCGGGTCATCAATAATGAGCAAGTCAGCGCCTTTACCTGTAACAGCGCCACCCACACCAATAGCAAAATAGTCTCCACCCTTGTTCGTTGCCCATCTTCCCGCAGCTTTAGAATCGCTTTGTAAGGCCACGTCGGGAAAAATGTCTTTATAAACATCGCTGTCTACCAAGTTACGCACCTTTCGACCAAAGCCAACTGAAAGCTCCGCCGTGTGGGATGTCTGAATAACTTTTTTATTCGGGAAATTACCTAGGAACCAAGCCGGTAACAGGTATGAGGCAAACTCACTCTTTGTATGACGAGGCGGCATATTAATAATTAACCGCTTACACTCCCCACGCGCCACTCGCTCAAAGGCAGCAGCCATCTTCTTGTGATGCGCCCCATGAATGAAGTTAGGCCATACGTAATTTACATACGTCATGAAGTCCGTTTTAGCCTGCGTCGTGACAGTGAGCTCTTCCCGAGCAGCAATTAGTTCTCCGAGCTTGGCCCGGATCTCCGGGGGCAACTTGTGTTTGTTAGCCTTAATCTGTTCGAGACGTTCGGGGCTAAGCATCGTCGTATTCTGAGTTTGTAGTGGCTTTCGGGGTTAAATCTGTAAACCCTAACTCATCATCGTCTAGAGCAAGCAAGCTATTAAGTTCTTTCTCAGACTCAGCTTCAACGACTTCAACCGGCCCCATGTACTTCTCAAGCAGGTTCTCAAGCTCGTTATCAATCTGGTCTATGGTGCGGTGCGTCACATTAACTTCAAGCCTGTCACTGAACAGCCCAACCCCGGCAGTCTTACCGAGAAGTTCAAGCGCCTTTAAACGCACCTTCGGATCTTCATCCGTGGTCTCTATTAGCAGTTTGTTGGTAACGTATGAGCGTAGTCGCGTTGCCGAGTTTAATAAATCCCGGTCGTACTCTGACAAGATCGCCTCTAGGTGCACTAGAGAGCCTGCGTTCTGCTCGGTGATTTTTATACTGTTACTACCTACGGCGTCTCGGGCAGTGCGCCGGTCATCCTTAGTCACCTCCACCTCGCCACCTAAAGAAATGATTTCTTTGATAGTTTCCACCGCAGCTTTAGCACGTTCCCTAAATTGCAAAATCTCTTCCGGCGTCGTGTCGAAAGGCAAAGGGATCCCTGATTCGGGTGTGACTACTATAGGCATAGGTGTTCAGTGCTGTTTGTGGCTCCGATGTGCGAAGTATATCTTTTTTATTGTCATATGTATACGTATAACTTGTGGGCTCCCATAAAGCAGGGTGGTAATCCAACGAAAGATAAACCCTATCAGGTCGCTAACACCTGACCCCACAAAAATAATATACACCTATTCGGGGAACCTTAAAAGAGTACCGGGGGGTGTTCTGTGGGAATTAATTTATGTTGCACTGCGGAAAAACAGAAGGGGGTGGGGGGGTCATTTTTTTAAAAGAACGGTATCTAATGTGCAAAACACAGCACACAGTGCCGACGGGACTCCTAACCACCATTCTGGGGGGTGGGGGTCGCTCCAGTACCCAGACCCAAATCGCCAAGCCCTACCCTGTCCAATAATGTCTGACGTTATCCGTCACACTACGCTAAACCCTTGTGATAATCATATGATAGGGCTATAATAGAGACATCGGTTAAGCAATCATGCAAACCGATAAACCATAAAGGGTATATATCATGACAACCAAGCAAACAACCAAAGCAGTTAAGACAACCGCCGCCGCCGCTTTCAATCCTAAGCTAGCCGCTCAACAGGTTGCACAATACAAAGCCCAAGGCGATTCGTTCACGGCGAAAGCTAACGAAACAGCGCAAGCCTTACATAAGCATTGTAAAAAAGCTAAGATTAATATAGGTACTATGAAGTCCGATTGCGTCATTATGGCGGCATTTGTTACCGAGGCCAGCAAGTCATATTCTGACCAAGTACTGGCGAATATCTGTACAGCGTTCCGCAAGGCGGTTAATGAAGGCGCTGACTTCAGTCAAAACCCGTACCGCAAGAAAGGCGCGAAGACAACCAAGAGTAATGAGAAAGGCGCAGTTGTGCGGTTAACCATTGTTAAAGATACTACTATTGAGGATGTATCCCAAGGTTTGCGCGAAGTATTTGAAGGCAAGCGTGAACAGTATGCAGAGTTAGTCGCTTTTCTAATTGACGCACTCGATGAGTTTGACGGCGTCTAAGTAGTTAGCAGTCCAAGCCCCGCTTCGGCGGGGTTTTTTTTCGCCCGCAGAAATGCGGGTTTTTTTGAGGGAACTGGTGTCAAACAGGTAGGCGAGGCTGGCGGGTCGGCGGGAGTTGGTTCGTGCTAGGTGGGCGAGGGAGGATGCACAACAACTTACCAAATCACCACACGCCTAGACTGCGCCCGACCCCGACCTGAAACCAGTTTTTCCCCTACCCAAAATAATGTCTGACATTATGCCCTGAGAGCCAAGCCAGCAGTATGTTTTGAGTAGCACACCCGCATGGATAAAGGCTTTCAAGGGTTTTTATAAAAACAGGCTGGAGAGCCAAGCCAGCATTGTGTTTCGAGACGCACAGCTAGCATTCATGCGGGTTTCCAGACGATTAGAAAAAACCTGCCCTGAGAGCCGCACCAGCAGTACATTTTGAGACGCACAGCTAGCGTTCATGCGGGTTTCCAGCGAGTCAGCTTTCCAGCCATTTTCGGAGTGATTTTAAATTCTGGTTAAGAGATCACGAAGACGTTCAATGAACATTTTTCGTTACATTTTGTTTAACGCAACGAACTGCCCGCAAACCCGCATGGTTATTAGCTCTACGTCAAATGTTTATTAAGCTGTGCAATTTGTTTAATTGAGTTGTTGAACGGGCTTTTTTAGAGGGGTTTCGGCACTTTGCAAGTGCTTGATTTATATATATATTATTTTTTAGATAGTAGTAGTAGTACACTATGTTTAATTTTTTAAAAAACAATGACTCCCAAAATTTTTTTCTCTTTTACTCTAATATTTTTTTCTTGGGAGTTTGTGCTCGGCTGCAATTCTTTGCAGGGTCATAAAAATGACGTTTTTTAAACTAGTTGCATTTCACCCCCCTAAACCCGCATAATTAAAGGCTCTCCGTCTGTTCATATCTTATTAAACATTACATCAAGTTCACGCGTTGTTAAACATCGTGTAAAATACCCCTGAAAGACCAGTAAAACACCCTAACTAAAAATGTCGACAATCCAACCCAATAATGTCTGACATTATTTACCCAACCAACCTAAAGGAACCACGATGCCAGTTTCACACACAGCTAAAGAACTCATCACCCACGGTGAAAGCACCCGCACGTTGCGTGAGTGGTGCCAGATATACAACCTCAACTATCTAACGGTTCGTATGCGATACATCCGAGGTAACAGAGATCCTGAAACACTACTCAGAGCCACCCCTGTACCAAAGACACCAATCGACACGAGTAAGTACGCACCGAAGCGTCAGTACCTAACCGACAGCACCCCACCACCTTTTCTATCCCCACTTCATTTGGACGACCGACGCATGATCCTGTCTTACGTTGGGTACGACTGGGATAGGTTAGATACCCTGCTTACTAAACTACTTATCAATTTCATCAAGCACGAACTGCATCATCAGATACCTGACGTGCCAGAAACACAAATGGGGGACTTAAGCGATGCTCTGGAGGGGCTTGACATAGAACTATAATAGGACTATAATAGAGGTTAGGGTTGGGAAAGCGCATATACCACCACAAGCACCCAACCGAATAATGTCTGACATTATTTTGCAAACCGTTCTTTAACAATTAAACAAAACCGGATTCATGCAACTTACAACTGCATGTGTTCGGGGACAACCACATGGTCTTTATGACGGGCGTCATATTAGGATCGGTGTCTATATATCTTTGCGTGCCATTGCTTACCGACTTACATATATGTCGGGGGATATATTCACACCCATGCCTTCTTCCTGCGCCAAGCCGATACGTTCGGGTGTGAGGAGTAAAAGTCTCCAGCGGTATATGTGAGGGCAATGCTTATTTGGTGGGGTATTTATACCTCCACCCTTTTTATTACTCTTTTTCGGGCAAGCCCTTGCCTGTATCGTTTCGCTAGCACGGTGCGTCAACTGTGCGTGTACTGGTGATCGAGTACACAATAAATTCATAAGATCTTAAGAGAGTAGAAGTACGAGTAGAAGATTTACTGAGGGGATGCGATACGTCTCCTCGCATAAGTCTTTTTAAGTGCAGTAAATAATGTCGGACATTAAACAAGGAGAACACAATGACTTCTAAATACAAACACTTCTGTCGTGAGTGCGGTGAACCTATACGCTCGGCACGATACGCCCTAGGTTACAAGCTGTGCCTGTTATGTGGGGACGAGGCAGCAAAGAAAGTAATACATACCTCAGCGCCCCTAAACAAGAGCAACTATATGTATATATCTGACCCAGAAACCCTGAAAGACCTGAACCCCAAGTACATAAGGAGTGCGAGATGAGCTACGAACTGCAAGAACCCACAACCCCACGGCTACCCTGCCCGTTAACAGACGACCCGACATTCGTTTACTACAACGCAGCAAGTACAGATGTGACCCGTACATGGCGCAAGTTTGGATGGATACCCTTATCGGAGAAAGAAAATGAAAATAATGTCTGACATTATTCTGTGGGTACTGGGTGTTATGAGCCTCGGTGCCTTCTTCTGGTTGTGCCTAATACTATGAAGGTCGGTGACTGGGTTATGTGGAGTAATGGATTTAGGGCAGGACAAATCACATGGCTAGAAACTAAAGTGGTTCATGTGAGGATAATCACACACCACCCAAACAAACTCAGCAGCACCCTTTACACCCTGCCCTACCCCACCGAAGTACTAACAGTAATACCCGAAGCAATAGCTAAAATCATAAACAGTTAAGGAGAGTAACCATGAGTATCAGAATATACGAAGCATACAGAGAACTATTCAGCGACACCAAGCCTATCAGAGGTAGAAATGTAGAGGTGCGCCCTTGGGGTGATCGACGCAGGGACTGGGAGCAAGTGATATGCAGGGTGCAGGAGGATGGGCAGTGTGCCTATGGTGCGAGGATGCACAGCACCGACGTGTTTCTTGTTATGCCTAATGGAGATTTACGGTTTGATTGTGGTGGATGGTATACCCCGACGACAGCGGAGTTTATGAATCGTTTGGTGCTAGGTATCCGTGTGGACAAACGACACGGCAAGATGTGGGTGCATCGGAATGTGGGTACGGAGGAGTTCTGCGCCCTGCTAGATAAGCCTGTGCTAGTTAAGTGGGACACGACAAACCCTAACTACGAACACTACCAACTCGCTGAGCCGTCAATCGCACAGCAAAAAGTGATCGACCCTGTTAAGGCTAAAGCGGAGCGACTAAAAGTTAAAGCGTTCAAGGAATATGCGCTGTCAATGCTCAAGATAAGCGATGGGTGTGTGAGTGATGATTTGGTAGCGCAGTATATGCAGCACCCGAATAGGTACTGGGAGGAGTGTACAGACTTGTTAGGTAATCAGTTCCACCGCAGGGAGATGCGGAACTTGGACTTTAATACCCGACAAGAAGCAGCGTTGCTCGATGCAATGCAGACGCAAGACTCAGACGAACAGATAGAGTTATTCCCCCAACTACTTGTGATGTTCGTGCGGGGGATGGACAGCGACAATGGTAGGTACGACCCCAAGAAGGTAGCTGCCAAGATTGATCGAGTACTAATTAAGTACTGTGACGTGCATAAGTACAACGAAGTGGTAGTCACTAAGCCACTCACAAACGTTAAGTAAGCAACACCACACAACAGACATAATGTCTGACATTATTTTACTGAGGAGAAGTAATCATGGCTTCAATCAATTTCGGTTCATCAGTCACACTCAACGAGTTTGCAAACGCTGTCGCTACTGTAGGCGACCAAGTGACAATCATCGGTCAGGGCGAACCCGGCATCGGTAAGTCGGCAATGCTCAAGACTATCGCAGCTAAACTTCCCGGCTATGAGACAGCGTATATCGACTGCACTCTCTTGGATCTTGGTGACTTCGCGCTTCCTTATACAGAACTGGCATCAGAGGCATCGGGGTTGAAGGTGACTAAGTTTGCACCAAACGCACGGTTTAAATTTCAATCGACCAAGCCTGTGATCGTCATGCTCGACGAGATCGGTAAGGCGATGAAGTCTGTTAAGAACGTACTACTCACACTCATGCTTGAGAAACGGATCGGCGATGTCAAACTTCCTGAAGGCTCAATTGTTTTTGGTACTACTAATCTATCCACCGATGGCGTTGGTGACAGCCTTGAGGCTCATGCTCGGAATCGAGTTTGCTTTGTTACAGTACGCAAGCCTCACGCTGGCTTTAACGGCGATGGCTCAGTTGATTCTGATTCTTGGGGCGCTTGGGCTTTGGATAACGACATTGCTCCGGAAGTTATTGCGTGGGTGAAGCAGTTTCCACAAGCACTTGAGAGTTACACCGACCGAGCACAGTCAGACAACCCGTACATCTTCAATCCAGTACGTGCAGGACAGACAGCGTTCGTTACCCCACGTTCACTTGAGAAAGCCTCACACATTGCTAAGAAGCGTCCGATGTTGGGCGAGTCAGTCACTATCTCTGCACTGGCAGGCACAATCGGTGAGTCGGCAGCTCGTGATATGCAGGCGTTCTTCACAGTGGTGGACAAGCTGCCTACATGGGAGTCGATCATTAACAGCCCAGATACTGCCAAGGTTCCAGATGATGCGGTGGCTAAGTGCATACTGGTGTTCTCGGCTATCAGTCGTGTTGACAAGGACACACTCGGTAAGTGGCTCAGCTACGCTGAACGTCTGGACAAGGAGTTACAAGCTCTGTTTGCTCGGAGTATCGTCAAGTCATCAAGTAAGCAGACTATGGCGGTGAGTAACAAGGACTTCGTGAAGTGGGCTACTCAAAATCAATGGCTTTTTTAACCACTAGTGGTACTTGTAATGTCAGACATTATTTCAAGGAGAAGCACATGGACATAACCCTCGCAGAGTGGTTCTTAATCGGGACTAACTTGGTAACAGCAGTTGTGTTGCTTATGGCGTTGCGAGACGCTCGTAAAGTAAGTAACTTGTTTGTATTTATGATGACCAAGATTGCACACGGGGAGATCGTGGTATTTCCTGAAGGCACAGGGTTCCGTGCCGTACCCAAGCACAGACTAGGAGAAACGAAATGACAACCAAACTAACAGCCGAGCAGCGTGTACAGAAGTCGCACGTTGCCTTGATGAACAACCCCAAGTACTGCATGTATTCGGGTATCTTTATGTTGGGCAAGACTGAGGTGCGTGATGACGTACCCACGGCAGGTACGAATGGTAAGGATACGTTCTATGGACGCAAGTTTGTAAGTGCTTTAGATGAGCGTGAGTTGAAGGGTTTGATCCTGCATGAGAACTTACACAAAGCGTTTCGTCACACAACCGTATGGAAGCACCTGTACAAAGAAAACAAGATGCTCGCAAATATGGCGTGTGACTTTGTAATTAACCTGATGATCGTTGACAGCGACACAGATGGTATCGAGGTAGCCCTGCCTGAAGGTGGTTGCTATGACGTGCAGTATCGGGGCATGGATGCGGGTGAGGTGTTCCGTAAACTCAAGCAGCAACAACAGCAGAAAAAGAAACAGTCAGGACAAGGAGATGGTGATGGAGAAGGCGATGGTAGTGGCGATCAAGATGAGGAAGGTACACAGGGCTTTGACGAACACGACTGGGAATCAGCAGATCAAATGTCAGAAGCCGAGCAGCAAGCACTTGCAGGAGAGATTGACCAAGCGTTAAGGCAAGGTGCGATTCTCGCCGGACGTATGAAAGGTAGTATGCCCCGTGAGTTGACCGATGCCCTCGAAGCTAAGGTTAATTGGCGTGAGGTGTTGCGTGACTTTATGAGTAGTGTATGTGCAGACAAGGACAGCAGCACATGGCGCAGACCAAATCGTAGGTGGGTGGATCAGGATATTTATATGCCCTCAAGTATCGGAGAGGCGGTAGGTTCAGTAGTTGTTGCGATTGATACATCAGGTTCGATTGGACAGGCTGAGATCGGACAGTTCTTGGGTGAGTTGTTGAGTATTTGTAATCATGTACAGCCTGAGTCTGTTGAGTTGTTGTACTGGGATACAGAGGTTGCAGCGCACGAGTCGTATGCCCGTGGTGAGTACGAAGCGTTGATGTCTAGCACTAAACCTGCGGGTGGTGGTGGCACGGATCCTGAATGTATCACCCCATACATTAACGACAAGAAGATCAAGCCTGAGTGTGTGATCGTCCTCACTGATGGTTATGTAGGCTCGTGGGGTGTGTGGAATGCTCCTGTGTTCTGGGGTATTACATCCAAGCGCATTACGGCTGACTGTGGTGTATCTGTTTATATTGGAGATTAAAAATGACACAAACTAAATTCGTTGCACTGATGGTGCAGCCCGAAACACGCACGAAGTTTTATGTAGTCAAGAGTCAGGTCGAACAACACCTCGGCTTAGTTGAAGTAGGCACGTCACTCACCACTACACAGATGCTTGAGTGGATGTGTAACAAAATAATGTCTGACATTATTAACCAAGGAGAATAATCATGATTGGAAGCAACGCAATGTTAGTCGAGCTTAACATCCCCCTGTGGACAGCTCGCAAGATGGACAAGAAAGTATCCGAGGAAGTTGATGTAAGCAAGGGTACTCGTGCTCGTGGTGGCAACTACCACAAGAACTTACTGGCAGGGTCAGACAAGCTTGAACAGATCCAGAAGATTGTTGGTGCTGCACGTACATGGCACTACGCAAACACACTACCTTGGACTGACAAGGGCGCACGTCTCTTGCCGATGAAAAGCTTTTTTGATTACAAGCAAACTCTTAACAACTTTGAGGGTCAGTTCAACAAGGCTGTTGATGATTTCTGTGATGAGTATCCGCAACTGGTATCAAAATCTGCGTTCACGTTAGGTAGTATGTTTGACCGTGACGAGTACCCAGACGTTGAAAAGGTACGCAACAAGTTCGGGTTCCGGTATTCGTTTAGCCCTGTGCCTGAAGCGGGTGACTTCCGAGTTGATGTAGAAGAGACAGCACTCAACGAACTCAAGCAACAGTACGAGTCGCACTATAAACAGAAGCTCGACGAAGCCATGAAAGATACTTGGGAACGACTGCATGATGTCTTGATCCACATGAGTGAGAAGCTTGCGTTTACTGACGATATGTACGACGAGCATGGTGTAAAGATCAAGCGCCCTCCCTTTCACACATCGACAATCACAAACGCTGTAGAGCTGTGTGGGTTATTAAGTAAGCTCAACGTGACGAACGACCCCAAGCTTGAAGAGGCTCGTATGAAGTTGGAACGTGCGTTAGTTGGTGTGGATGCAGAAGTAGTTAAGGAAAGCCAAGAGATTCGCCACAGCGTCAAGGCGAAAGTGGATGCCATACTGGATATGTTTGGAGATTGAGATGAGCAAGCAAGAGTCATGGATGGAGATAAATATGGCGGGCAATCACCTCATAGTAGAGAAGTTGATTGCCTTAAAGTTGTTTGACATACTGACAAGCGGTGAAGGTGTGTACCGTAGGGATTATGACTGGAACGATAAGGCACGTTGGGTTGATGTGGTTGACCCTGAGCAAGTATCTATGAAGTACATACCTGCGAGTGAGTTTGCTGTTTTGAAGTTGGTCGGTGTAGTTAAACGTGACGAGCGGTTAGCTAAGGAAGCAGCCGAGCGAGAAGCTAAAAAGGAGAACTGAGATGATTGAATTAGCAACGCCAGAACAGTTAGATGCTATGCGCCCCGCCCTGCGGGGGTTCTACGACAAGTTTGTTAAGAAGCACAATGCGAATATTACAGACACACTTACCGTTGCTTATTTCCACGCAAACTCCCCAGACTGCGGACGACTTGATTTCTATGACGCACGGTACACCTATGCAGAGGCTAAGCCTGTCCTCAGAGTTACATATAGGCACTCATACACAAGAGGTAAGGACTATGAGTATGTAATCTTTTCGGAGCGGATTAGTAATGAGAAGTTCGCTCACTATAATTCAGATCACTTCACACAGTCTACGAAAGACGTTAACAAAGCAGTGACCGTTGCTATGAAGTACGCATACTCCCGTACTTGGTGGGAGGTAGCAAAGGGGTCGCAGCAAGAAGCACAGAAAGCGCATCAAGAGTGGGAGTCAGCACCACGAGGAACCTTACACGCCTTTAACATAGGCGCAAACGATGTATATAAGGAGCTTAAGAACTTAGTGGCTCAAGGCGTGATATTCGTAACCCCTGCGTTTAATAAAGCGGTGACGCTCTTGGGGGACTATGGTGAGTGGGAGAGCCGTGTAAAGAACACCGTACCCATGAAGGCTATCGTAGAGGAGGATGGTAAGTTTTACATGCCTGAAGATCTTTATAAAGAGGCACGGAAGTTTGAGTCCCTTGAGGATACTCCAGAGAACTTGCGGGGTAAGTTGTCCATGCTGAAGTTAATGGGTGAGGGGTTCATACCAGAGGTGGGGTACAGGGCAAAGGACGGTGTGTACTGGGTCTATGTATCTAAAGAAGAAGCAACAAGATTTACAAATCTTGTTTGACACAACTAATACTAGATCTTATACTCATACCAAATTTAATAATCATACTAGGAGAAAGAGTGAATGAAGAAACTTTTATGATACGGGTGGAGTTAACCGAGCTACAGAACGGAGTAGTTACCCAGTGCATCGGTGGCGCAAAAGCCAAGCAACCGAGGATGTTGTTCTTTATCGGTATACCTGAACTACTACAACCCAAAATATCAATACTGCACCTTGTTGATGCGGGGGATAAAGTAGAGAACATGGGGCGTAGAGTTGGGGAAGATCTTTTTTATGTACGAGTCACACTATCAGAGTGGGCACAATTATCCAAGGAGAGTCATTATGAAACAGACGGTAACAAAGCGGGTTACGACCCGCAGTCAAATACTTAACGAGCAGTACACCAAATGAACGACGAGGATCTAAGAGACTTGTTTGCGGGGCTGGCTATGCAAGGGATACTACATATCGCATCGTTTGGATACAACAGTGCTAATGTAGCCAGAGCGTCTTACGAACTTGCAGATGCAATGATTGAGGCCAAGTACTACGAAGTCCCCGAAGAACCTGAAGAACCTGAAGAAGGTATCACCGCAATTAAACCTAAGAGGAAGCCAAAATGAAAAAGCTATTTGTCGCATACTGTCTGACATTATTTATCACCCCAACATACGCAGCAATTAAGTGCGAGCGTAATTTCGATGGGTCTATGTGCTGTTGGGACACCGCTGTAGAAGGCCCTTTCAAACCCATCTCTTGCATGTGAGAACGATATGGCAGCCACTCCAGAAGCGAAAGTCAAAGCTAAAGTTATTAAGCAGTTGCAAGCGTTGGGGGCGTATTACTTTTCCCCAGTAACAGGTGGGTACGGACGCTCTGGGGTGCCTGACATCGTTGCTTGTATATCCGGTAGGTTCGTAGGCATCGAGTGTAAGGCAGGTAAGGGTGTGACCACCGCACTACAAGAGAAGAACATACAAGCGATTAAAGATAACGGCGGTATAGCCTTGGTTATTAACGAAAGCAACGTAGATAGCCTTACAGCACTTTTAAAAATTATGGGTATGCTCAATGGAAAATAAATCGGTACTGGATGAAGCCAAAGAAATCATCTACGGGGACAGGGAGAAAACGTATGGGCACCCTGCGAAGAATTTAAGCACTATAGCCGTGATGTGGGGGGCGTACCTTAAATCCTTGGGTTCTGTCGAACTTAAAGCAGAACATGTGTGCGTGATGATGGCGCTGCTGAAGTGTTCTCGCCTTGCTAATGATCCACACCACAAAGATTCCGTGGTAGATGGCGCGGCTTATCTTGCGCTTATTGAACGTGTTGTGGAACTGGGGAAAAATAATGAGTAACATAACCAGACTAGCTAACATCATTGACGCAGTGAAGAGCAAGTTTGACCTAGACGATATGGACATCCAGATTCTTGGGTTGATGAGTGCGAAGTGGAAGGAAGGTAAAGATGTGAGGGTGACTGACCTGACGCTAAAGTTTGGTAAGGAGCTTGCCTCACCTGCGAACATACACTACCGACTGACTAAAGACTTGGTGGAGTTAAAACTTATCAAACTCGAAACAAGTGTGGAAGACGCACGGGTCAAGCACATCGTCAAAGGTATTAGGTTCAAGGCGGTTGAGGCGTACATTAAGGAGTTATTGTGAACTTATTGACGGTGGATTTTGAAACGTATTTCAGTACCGAGTTCTCGCTGACTAAGATGACCACTGAAGAGTATGTGCGTGACGATCAGTTCGAAGTTGTTGGTGTAGCAGTTAAGGTTAACGATGGTAAGACACGGTGGTTCACTGGCGACTTTGAGCAGACTAAGGCGTGGCTTGAGCAGTTTGATTGGGAGAACTCTTTCGTGCTTGCACATAACACGCAGTTCGATGGGGCTATCTTGTCTTGGTTGTTTGGTATCAAAGCTAAGGTATGGCTAGACACGCTGTGTATGGCTCGTGCGGTACATGGTGTGGAGGTGGGTAACTCTCTGGCTAAGCTGACCGAGCGTTACGAGCTAGGTGTGAAGGGTGACGATACTAAGTGGTCGAAGGGTTTGCGCCGTACCGAGTTCAGCCTAGCGCAGATGGAACAGTATGCAAGGTATTGTAAAAACGATGTAGACCTGACGTATGAGTTGTTTATGGTTATGGCTCAGGAGTTCCCCAAGCGAGAGCTAAAAGTAATTGATACAACCCTGCGCATGTTTATCGAGCCTAGGCTTGAGCTTGACCTGCCCCTGCTTGAGCAACACTTGGAAGACGTAAAGAATAAGAAGGAAGCCCTGCTTGAAGCTGCGGCAGCGGACAAAGATACACTCATGTCGAACGACAAGTTTGCCGAATTACTTAAGATGCTAAAGGTAGACCCTCCTACCAAGATCAGCGCACGTACAGGTAAGGTGGCATGGGCGTTTGCCAAGACCGATGAGGAGTTCAAAGAACTGGCATCACATCCTGATCTGCGTGTCCAAGCTCTAGTTGCCGCTCGACTTGGTAACAAAACTACTTTGGAAGAAACACGCACACAGCGGTTCATCGACATCGCTAAGCGTGGGAAGTTACCTGTACCTATTAAATACTATGCTGCCCACACAGGACGTTGGGGTGGTGATGACAAGATTAACCTACAGAATTTACCGAGCCGTGGGGCTAACGCTAACAAGTTAAAGCTCTCCATTAAAGCGCCGGACGGGTATGTACTGGTTGACTCCGACTCCTCACAAATTGAAGCACGTACGGTTGCATGGTTGGCGGGGCAGGATGATCTTGTTGAAGCATTTGCCCGAGGTGAGGACGTATACAAACTCATGGCATCGTCTATCTACAACAAGCCTGTATCTGAAGTAACTAAGGAAGAACGGTTCGTAGGTAAGACCACAATTCTCGGTGCAGGGTATGGCATGGGTGGGGCTAAGTTCTGCGCTCAACTAAAGACGTTCGGTATGGACTTACCAGAAGAGGAATGCAAACGCATTATCAATGTGTACCGAAGCACCTACCCCAAGATCCCTGAACTGTGGAAACAAGCCGGACGCTGCCTTGAAGCAATCATCGGTGGATTTCACGCTACGCTTGGACGTGAGGGTGTGCTTGAGTTCGGTGTCGAGATGAAAGGATTTAAACTACCAAGCGGTTTGTGGCAACGCTATGAGGGTATCAAGGAAGTTGTTGACCCGCAGGGATATAGGCAGCATGTGTATAAGACCCGCAAGGGAGATGTGAAGTTGTACGGGGGTAAGCTGATAGAGAACTTATGCCAAGCCATTGCCCGTTGTGTAATCGCTGAGCAGATGTTGAAGATCAGTAGTAGGTACCCGGCGGTTCTTACGGTGCATGACGCTGTTGCCGCACTTGTACCAGAGGCAGAATCTAAAGAAGGTCAAGAGTTTATTGAGCAGTGCATGAGATGGCGTCCGACATGGGCGGAGTCGTTACCTTTGAATTGTGAATCAGGAGTAGGTAAATCGTATGGAGAATGCTAAGGCGGTTGAATATGTATCGTACCAACTTGAACTTGGAAAGGAGACACAGTTGATGCATAACGCACTGGTTAGACAGGATTACAAACAGGCTTTAGAGCATTGTTTGAATATGCAGGTAGAAGTGAAAATGTTAACTAACGCAGTACGTACTTGGATTAAAGATTAAAAACAACAGGAGAAGAGCATGAACAACTTAGATGAACTACTAAAAGTATTAGATGAAGGCGCGTTCGTAACATCCGAAGAGATGGCGGCTATTGCTAAAGAAGTAAGAGCGTTGCAACAAGACGCTGAGCGTTACAAGTGGTTGACCAAGTACACGGCTAAGCTTTTTATGAGCACCGAGCAAGGACTGGATGCTCAGATGGACAAGGCAATGGGGAGAACAGAATGAGCGAGTTGACACTAAACGGACGTAAAGTTATTGACGCTTTTGTGGAAGATGTCGATCCCAATGACAGTCCAGACTTCTGTGATGCTTGTTTCTCTGAAGCATTCTATGAAGACACAGGTGAGCGTCTAACAGATGATGAGCTAGACCAGCTCGCTCTCTTGCATGGTGACATCCTGAATGAGATGGCCTTTGAGAGTCTGACATGATGAAATATCAAAAAACATTTTGCTCGCAATGTGGCGGTGAGTTTGGCGCAGGTGATGCGGGTTTTTCAAGTTGCGTCGATCACATGAAAGGGAACAAAGACCTAATGTTCGCACAATGGTACGACAGCTTAGAAGGCACCAAATCACAAGGGTTTGCGTACAAGGTTTGGTGTGCTGGCTGGTCGGCTGCAGTACTGGCAGAAAGAGAGGCTTGCGCTAAGTTGTGTGAAGAGTTTGGAGCACTGGAGGCACTGGAAGGTGAAAAAGAAATGTACGCAGCCCTGATTCGCGTAGCAGACAGGCAGTCAGAGTTATGTGCGGTAGCAATCAGAAGGAGAACAGAATGAAACAACCAGAAGCACTACGTCTTGCTGATGAACTTGAATCAGTGGTACATGAATATGATATTGACAGACTTGCAGCAGATGAACTCCGCAGATTGCATGAGGAGAACACCGCTCTACGCCAAGCCATCAAAGAAGCCGCCCTCGATGGTCTAGCAGAAACATCACGGGATATTGAGTTTGAAATGCCACCAGCTATGCCGCTAAACTCGCCGCTTGCAGAGCAAGAGCCTGTGGCGTGGATGTACATAGACCCTGATAACGAATTTAAAAAGGTACACATTGATGACTGCGATTATTCTCAATTCCCGAATGATGAGTGGTTCCCTGTTTACACCGCACCCATGTCGATAAAACCTGAAAACATCGACACAAAATCAGGATGTGTCGATGGCGTAGACATTGAGCCTGTGGCATGGATGACTAACTCCGAGCAAGATGTAACAGCAGAATTTTTATTCAGTCATGTGCAAACACCAATGCACAAAATTCCACTTTACGAAGCACCACCCAAGCGTAAGTGGGTCGGGCTGACGGATAAAGAAGTAGATAATCTTGTTGGGTTTATGCGTGGACACACCATGTCAGAATTTGCCCGTGCCATCGAAGCCAAGCTAAAGGAGAAGAACAGTGGATAAGCCACACGCAATACGTCTAGCTGATGCGCTAGATCAACTATACAAAACACCTCCGTCCGTTACCGAGGCAGCTATTGAACTCCGCAGGTTGCAGCAATCCGAACAAGAGGGCTGGCGCTGGGCAAGAGAGTGCGAGGCTGAGGTTAAGCGGCTGAAGGAAATCATTGACGAGCTTGAGAACGATGATCCCCCCAAGCGTGAATGGATTGGGATGTCTGACATAGAGATTGAAATATATGGTAACCAATTTAATGGTAACCGCTTAATCAGAGAGATCATAGGCATATTACGTGAGCGCAACACATGACCGCTTGGGGCAACACCACCGACAGGATACTCTTGCTTCTCAAACAGCATGAGATGACAAAGATTGAGATATGCGCAGCACTAGGCTTAACGCACGATGACGTATCAAGTGTGTTGACTAGACTCAAGCGCCCGTCGAAAGACTTCGGTAAGCGTATCTATGTGTGCGATTACACAAGACAGGCAATCGGCAAGAGGTATTACTTGCGTCCGATATTTAAAGCAGGACGTAAGTTAGATGCACCCAAGCCGCCGGTATTAACGCAGCAAGAACGTAGTCAGAGGTCGCATCGCAAGAAGATGTTAATCAAACGTAGCGTGATATTTAAAGGTGATAACCATGAACGGATACGGGGCTAGTTGGTACAGGCATTGCCTACGCGTAGTAAACGGGCAGTTGGTTGTGGTGCTTATAACGGGGAGGACGATATGAAACAAGACAAAGAACGTAAGGCCAGAACCCTGCGCAACACGTATGATCCTTACGCACCTGTTGTTAAGAACTCAGGCTGGGTGTCCACGATTCACTCGCTGGACTATTCGATTCAGCACGGCGATCATATTAAGTTTATGGCGAGGTTCCAACCACGTCCTGATGAAGCAGCAGCATGGATGTTTAACAAAGGAGAATGAAATGATTAACTACAAACACGAAGGCCAAGCACCCCGCCAGGGTCTTAACATCTACTCCAGCACCGATCCGTACTCGGCTGGGTTTGTAATCTGTATCTGGCGATGGGTGTTGAGCGTGCGCTACAGCAAGATTGTTAAGCGTTGGAAGATACGGGCTTACTGGATGGGGAGAGAGGAATGAGTGAAGACGAATACCTAATAAAAGTATCGGTGCGCAACAACTTAATACTTAAAGCTATAGAGGATTTTGGGTATAAGTCAATATCTAAATTCTGCGAAGAACACAAACTCAACACGGCTAGTGTAAGATTTTTAGTCCAATTCCGTAAAAAACCAATCGACCAGACCGGAGAGTTTTGTAAGGTAGCCAAGGACTTGATGGAAGTCTTAGGTGCAGCACCAACAGACCTATGGACTGCGGAGCAGTTGGAATTGTGCTTACCAAAGAACTCGGTCGAGAAAGAAATCGGACAGAGAGCGTTAGATAAACTACTTGGCATGGACAACGGTGAACTAATAGCAGTAGAAACACCGGACGAAAAATTAAGTAAACAAGAAAGTAAACTTGTACTTATTGGCGTTCTTGAATCTTTATCTGATCGAGAGCAGTATGTAATAACCAACCGTTTTGGGTTAGGATGCGAACAGAAAACGCTAGAAGAAATAGGCGAAGATTTAAATGTTAACGGGGAACGAATAAGACAGATTGAAGCTAAAGCATTACATAAGTTACGACACCCCAGTCGGGGGCATAAATTACGAACGGAGTTTTATGATGAGTGAAGATGAAGCATTCGACGAACTAGAGGCACGACTCAAGCGGCAAGCACAGGCCCGTGAAACAGAAAACCTGTCTCGTGCAAGTATCGCAGCAGCAGAATTTATATCAACACAGACAGCGGACTTACTTGCTATTACAACACTACGTAAAGCCTTTGAGTACGGGTACCGTACAGGATGGCGAGATGCTTCCAAAGAAAATAAATAACGAGTAGAATTAATATACTGAAAAAAGAAGAGTGGCTTAAAATGAGTGCTTCATATACGTGGTCATATTCATCGCTGGATTTGTTTAAACAATGTCCGCAGAAGTACTACAGGCTGCGTGTAGTAAAGGATATAAAAGACCCCCCGGCAGAACACCTCACTTATGGTCTAGCAGTCCACAAGGCAGCGGAAGATTACATAGGTGGGGGTGTGCCAGTACCCGAGCAGTATGCGTTTATCGTGCCAACTCTGGATAAGCTTAAAGCCATGTCTGGGGAGAAGCACTGTGAGATGCGGTTGGGGCTAACTAAGAATCTAGACCCATGCGGGTTCTTCGATAAGGCGGTATGGTGGCGGGGGGTGGCTGACCTGATTATCATAGATGGAGACAGTGCTAAAGTTTTTGACTAGTAAGACGGGTAAATCAGCCAAGTACGCAGACACGACAGCAGTTGGAGATCCTATCCCTAGCCGTGTTTAAGCACTTTCCAGAAGTAAAAAAGGTCAAGGCGGGGTTGCTGTTTGTCGTTGCTAATGATCTAATTAAAGCTAGTTACGAGCAGGACAAAGCAGGTATATACTGGACAAAGTGGTTAGAAGATACGAGCCGCTTAGAAGCATCAATTACTAACAACGTGTGGAACAAGAAGCCAAACTTCACATGTAGAGGATGGTGCCCTGTCACTGACTGTGAGCACTGGGAACCTAGGAGAGGTTAATGCCATACACGAAATCACCCCGCCCATACAAGCGGGAGTATGAGTTACAGAAAGAACGGGGCGAGCATGATAACCGCATGGAACGTCAACGAGGGCGACGCAAGATAGACAAAGAAGACACAGGCACCGTTACTAAGAAGTCCCCCAGACGCGCAGGTAAGGATGTAGCCCACACTAAAGCCCTTAGCAATGGTGGATCTAATGCAGATGGGTTGAAGATCGAAACCCCAGCAAAGAACAGATCATTTAAGCGTAACTCCAAAGGTGCGTTAGTCTCAGAAGTTAGTAAGAAAGAACGTAAGAAGTAGCAGTACAGTTATCCGAGTAGCCACCGTAAGTGGCTGTGTATTTGGTTGAATCGAAACGTCGATTTAGCCCGTTTTTGTTTTGGAGAAGAAAATGACGGACGAAGAGTTCGAGGGTCTCGCCAGAGTATTAGATGCCACAGTGCGGGTAAAAAGATTTCGTGCTACTGATTTTGGGTATCAAATAGAGGTAAACGGAATTACGGAAGAAGACGATCAATTCTCTACACATAGAGAAGCGTTTAATGCAGCTAAAACAACTTTTCAAAAATTATTAAAGATACATCATGCGGATAATTGAAAACAAGGCGCTGTTACTAAAGCTGCGAGACCCCGGCAGGGTCACAACCGTAATACCGAAATCCAAAGTGCTTGACTCTGGCGAAGTGGTAGTGAAGTGGGGGCTGGAAGAAGCGCAGGTGCTTAAGAACCTACGAATTAAAAACGTACCAAGCCCCATACTTGGCAACTACGATTGGCCCGGATACTACAGACCGTTTGCGCACCAAAAAGAAACAGCAGCATTTCTAACCCTGCACAAACGTGCGTTCTGTTTCAATGAGCAAGGTACGGGCAAGACAGGTAGCGTCATCTGGGCAGCGGACTATTTATTGAGTATCGGGGCAATTAAACGGGTGCTAGTGGTGTGCCCCCTGTCTATCATGCAGTCAGCTTGGCAGAATGATTTGTTTAGATTCGCCATGCACCGCACCGTTTCTATAGCGCACAGTTACTCGAAAGAGAAGCGCATACAAGCAGTCAACAGCGAGTCCGAGTTTGTGATTGTGAACTACGATGGGTTGAACATCATTCAAGACACGGTTGCTAAAGGCGGTTTTGACTTGGTGGTTATCGACGAAGCGAACGCATACAAGACTGTATCTACAACACGTTGGAAAACACTTAACGCTATTGTCAAACCTGACACATGGTTATGGATGCTGACGGGTACCCCCGCATCGCAGTCACCTACGGACGCATACGGTCTAGCTAAGTTAGTATCACCAAGCCGAGTACCTAAATTCTTCGGTGCGTACCGTGACATGGTGATGCAGAAAGTTACGCAGTTTAAGTGGGCGCCCAAGCTCAGTGCAGAGAACATCGTGCATGAAGTGTTACAACCCGCTATTCGGTTTACCAAGGAAGAATGTTTGGACTTGCCGGAGATGACATACACCACTAGGGATGTACCACTCACCGCGCAGCAACTTAAGTACTACGAGATCATACGAAAGAATATGCTTGCTACAGCAGCAGGTGAAGAGATCACAACGGTTAATGCAGCAGCTAACCTAAATAAGCTCTTGCAGTTATCGTGTGGTGCAGTCTATGCGGATAGTGGGGAGGTCGTTGCGTTTGATTCGTCTAACCGCATTGCAGCATTGAAGGAAGTGATTGAGGAAGCGAGTCATAAAGTGCTGGTGTTCGTGCCTTATCGACACGCTATTGAAATTGTCACCGCCGAGTTACGCAAGGAAGGTATTAGCACGGAGGTCATTAATGGATCGGTGCCTGTGGGTAAGCGCACTGAGATATTTGCAAGCTTCCAAACAACACCTGAACCGAAAGTTCTTGTCATACAACCTCAATCAGCAGCACACGGTGTCACATTAACGGAAGCAAACGTGGTGGTATGGTTTTCCCCAATTACTTCGGTGGAGACTTACCTTCAGGCTAACGCTCGTGTGCATCGTGCAGGGCAGCATAATCCATGTACGGTAGTACACCTGCAAGGATCACCAGTAGAAAAGAAGATGTATAAGATGTTGCAGTCGAAGGTGGATGTACACGTTAAGATGATCGACCTCTACAAAAATGTTATTCAAGATGAAGACACTTGATGTGTATTTGATTTAGTACTAGAATCTATATATAAATTTAAGTAGGGAGAAGAAGATGGAAATATCAGTTGATAGACTCGTGAGGGCGTACATAAAAATACGCGATGCACGTAGCGAACTCACCAAGCAGATTGATGAGCTTGAGGAGAAGCAAAAAGTTATTCAAGACAAGTTACTTGAAATCTGCAAAGAGACAGGCACCGAAAGCTTGCGTACTGAATTTGGTACGGTTACTAAGCGCATTACAAAACGGTACTGGACGAGTGACTGGGAATCGTTCTACAAGTTCATGAAAGATAACGATGCCATGCAGTTGTTAGAGCAGCGTGTATCCAGAGGGAACATGGAAAGTTTCTTGGAAGAAAACCCCGACCTACATCCACCGGGCTTAAATGTGGATGCAAACTATGCAGTAACTGTTCGTCGTAAATAGGAGAAGATGTAATGAGTAATGATCTCGCAATGTTGGACATGGGTCTACCTTCACACCTGAAAGCTCTTGAGCTTGATGACACAACCAAATCCCTTATGGGTGGTGGTAGTGGTGGTAGTAAGCGTATTTCAATCGAAGGTGGTGTATGGCGTTTGTTGGTAAACGGTAAAGAGATTGCTCAGAAAGAAGAGCGTAACCTCAATGTCGTTATCGTCGGTGCAGCAGCAAAGGTATCCCGCACGTTCTACGCGGGTGTTTACAAGAAGGGACAATCCACTGCTCCTGATTGTTGGTCTGCTAACGGCGACTACCCCGATGCTTCTGTCGAGAACGCGCAATCTAAGTCGTGTGCTACATGTCCTCAGAACGTCAAGGGTTCCGGTCAAGGTGAAAGTCGTGCTTGTCGATTCTCGCAGCGTTTGGCTGTCGTGTTGGACAACGACATCGGTGGGGATGTATTCCAGTTGACCCTCCCATCAACATCAATCTTTGGTGAAGGTGAGACGGGTAAGTGGCCTTTGCAGACGTACGCAAAGATGATCGGCGGTAAGGGTGTGCCTATCACGGCAGTTGTCACTGAGATGCGTTTTGATACAGCATCGTCTACACCTAAGATCACTTTCAAACCGATACGTTTCTTGGAGGCTGACGAAATCACTCAAGCAATTGAGCAGGGTAAGACAGAAGCCGCACGTAAGGCAATCACCATGACGGTTGCACAGGCAGATGGTGTTCAGAAGTTAGCAGCGCCCGCAGCCCAAGCACAAGCCCCTGTCGTTGAGGAAGCCGAAGCCGTAGTGGTCGACGAACCCGTTGCGGAACCCACCAAAGTGGTCAAGAAGAAAGATGAAGCTGCCGCCAAAAAGGATCTAGCTTCAATCCTTTCCGATTTCGACGACTAACTAACACGGTTGATTTTGTGTTAAAAAAGACTCCCCCCGACAGAACCACAAAATCAACGGTTTAGTTGTGACAGAGTTGTAGCAGGAAGAGCTAGGTTAGCTACCGAAGAGGGTGATGCCGTCCACCCCTGCTCTGTCCTTTTTGACGACGGACAAGGACGGCTATGTTAACGACAAAGGAGTTCCTGTCAACGGTCTTGCCTCCAAGCGGCATGTACTGTGTGGTGGGACTAAAAAAGGACGAGAGGCCCAAGCAAAAGCTTGTATCAACAATAGAAGAGGTTGAAGAGTTAGCAAAGAAGTTAGTACAAACAGAATACGACGCATACTTTGCATTGGCATCGTACGCAGACCCAGCAGAAGGGCGCACTGCTAAAAACGCAGCCACACTAAAATCTTATTTCCTTGACCTCGACTGTGGGTTGAGCAAGCCTTACGCAGACCAAGCCGAAGGGCTGACAGCACTTAAGAAGTTTCTGAAAGATACAGGGCTACCCAAACCAACAATCGTAAGTTCTGGGCGTGGGATACACGCATACTGGGTGCTCGATGCGGCGGTCAGCCGTGAGGTATGGAAGCCGCTAGCAGAGCGATTAAAAGTACTCTGTGAGAAGCATGGGCTCCATGCAGATCCGGCAGTAACAGCAGATGTTGCACGTATCCTGCGCGTTCCCGGCACATTTAACTTCAAAGACCCAAGCAACCCGCGACAGGTAGAGGTGCTTGTTGTTGGTAGCCCCGTGCCTAACAGCGTGTTCGAAGCACTGCCCGCACCAGAAGCAGACGTATTAGCCGGAGTTACTGGCAAGCCGTTCATACCCAAGCAGTTAGATCCGTTGACAGCCTCCCTGATGGGGAACAACCAGTCTAAGTTTAAGACTATCCTTATCAAGAGCGTTGAAGGCGAGGGTAAGGGCTGTAATCAGATATTGCACATATACGAGAACCAAGATACAGTTGAGGAACCTCTATGGCGGGCAGGGCTTTCTATTGCTCAACATTGTGTAGATCGGGATAAGGCTATCCATGTCATCTCCAGCAAGCACCCAGATTATTCGGGATCGGAAACTGAAAGAAAGGCTAACGAAACACGAGGCCCTTACACCTGCGTCACTTTCAAAAAGCTCAATCCGGCAGGGTGCGAAGGGTGCCCACACAAATTCTCATCGCCTATTCAGTTGGGTAAAGAGTTTGCTGAAGCGACTGAAGAAGACAACATAGTTGAAGTCCCTGAGACTGAAACCCAACCCGCACAAACTCTACAGATACCTAAGTACCCTTTCCCATTCGTACGTGGCAAAGTAGGTGGGGTATACATCCGCACTAAAGTAGACGACCAAGACGTAGAAGAGCTTGTCTATCCGTACGACTTCTATGTAGTCAAGCATATGAAAGACCCTGACCTTGGGGTAACGCTGCTTATGCGCCTGCATCTACCTAAAGACGGGATACAAGAGTTCATCGTCCCGCTGGCAGCGGTACTTGCTAAGGATAGGTTCAGGGACACAATTGCATCGCACGGTATCGCCGTGCTCAGTAAGAAACAGGATTTACTAATGGCTTACATAACTAGATGGGTGGAAGAATTGCAAGCGACAAACCAAGCTGAAAAAGCACGTAGACAATTTGGTTGGTTGCCAGACGACTCGGCGTTCATTTTGGGCGATAGAGAGATTCGTATGACGGACACGGCGTATAGTCCGCCAACAGGTACGACACTGCCTTTGATACCTACTTTCAGACCTAAAGGCGACTTCCATGTATGGAAGGATGTAGTGTCCTATTACCGCACGGAAGGTATGCAAGCAAAAGCGTTTGCTCTATTCTTGGGGTTCGGCAACATCCTGCTGAAGTACACCGCAGTGAGCGGCTACTTGTTAAGCTTGAAGTCACAAGGCTCGGGCTCGGGTAAGACCACACTACTGAACGCTATCGGCAGCATCTACGGCAATCCTAAAGAACAGCTCATGCTTGTCAAGGATACCTACAACCAGAAACTGCAACGCATTGGCACATACCAACACATACCCATCTTGTTTGATGAAATGACAAACATGCCCCCCGATCAAAAGTCGAACTTGGTGTACGACATTACAGAAGGGCGGGGTAAGAATCGTATGAAGTCGCAGGACAATGCCGAACGTATTAACCTGACGCACTGGGCAACGGGGCTGATTACTACAGCTAACCGTTCCTTGCGGGATGACTTACTTTCTATCAAGAGCTTTCCCGAAGCGGAGTTGATGCGCCTACTGGAGATGCACATCTACAACGACCCGAACAACGATACGGTGTGGGCGCGTACGCACTTTAACAGACTCGATACTAACTACGGTCACGCCATCGTTCCGTTCGTGCAGTATGTCATTGCGCACCTACCGGAAGTCATCGACTTCATGGGCAAGATCCAAACCAAGATCGAACACGCAGCGGATATGACTAATCAGGAACGCTTCTGGTCTGTTATGGCTACGTTGTCCATCACAGGTGGGGTCATCGCTAACAAGCTAGGTATCATCGACATCCCACACAAGCCGGTGCTGGAGTTTGCGGTCAACCACATTAAGAACTCACGCACCCAGAACAAGATGATGCTGCTCGATAACAGCGACTTCTTAGGTAGTTTCATACAGCGCAAGTATCACGAGACTCTGGTTATCAATGGATTGAAAGATGGCAAGACTGGGTTAGAGACAGGTGCTATCCGCGAGCCACGGGGCGCATTGTCTGCACGGTATGAGCCGGACACTAAATTGTTGTTTGTGATTGCGAAGGTGTACCGAGAAGAATGCAATAAGGGTCAACTGAATTTTGACGAATCCCTTGAGATGTACAGGAGGAGTAAGGCGTTTATTGGCACCAAGCGTAAGCGGTTGGCAGCGGGGTCGATTGTCGATACAGGAGTCAGTACCCCTTGTTTGGCGTTTGATACGAAAAAACTCCCATCGTTTAAGGAAGAGGTGTTCCTTGTTGAAGATACTGAATCAGACGATACTTATCCCGTGGACGAAGCTTGAGCCGGGCATGTCTGTTTTTGTACCGTGCCTAGACCGCAAACGGCACATGGACACGCTACTACAAGAGGCTAATCGGGTGGGCTACAAAGTAGTTTGTAAACAAGTAATTGAAAAAGGAAAGTATGGTCTTGCGTTTGTGGCGGATAGAGTGATATAGTGAACTCACTCTTCTCCTTGACTCTCCTTAGTCAATTTGCCCCGCCTATGTGCGGGGCTCTTTTTTAGTACCCAGCCATACCTCGCAGCTTGTATACATTCTGAAGCATACGGTTTTCTGCTGCTTTTAAACGATCTATCTGCACCTTCTTTTCTTCAGCGTTCATACGTGACTCAGGCAATGCGCGAATCTGGTTCTCATACGCACGGATCTTGGATAGCTGGTTGCTAATCGCATTTACCTGCCCTTGAAGTTGAAGTCGGGGCTTATTCTCCTCCAAATACTCACGGGCTTTCTCAGGTGATTCGGCCTTTAATCGGTTGAGAGTTTGCACAGCCTTCGATACATCGGCACGAAGCTCGTAAAAATCATTCTTCATGGCGTTGCCATACTCACTGGCAAAGAACGTACCTAGTCCGGGTATTTGACGTAGTGCATCTTGTGAAGTTTTTTCAGGCTTAGGTACATCACCATCAGCCATAACGGAATTGGTGCCGAGCAACAATAACCCACCAAGCGAACCAGCATACCCTTTGACAAGGTGGTCGATCTGCACAGGCGCAAGGATACCAAGTTTACCTAAAACCTTACCTAGCTCTGATGTCGATGCCGTGTATTGCATCTCTTTATCCAAGCCAGCAATGCCCTTACCAACCAGATCACGCCCAGTAAAGAAGTTGTGGTTTATGCCAACTTCGAACGCAGGTTTAATAAACTGTGGCACAGCGGTTGGGCTGAGTATGGCGTTACCCAAAGCCTCAGTCATAGCACGGCGCACCTTCTTACCATCTGTAAACCCGTTATCCGTCATAGCCATGTATGCGTATTCAGCAGCAAGCTTGGGGAACAAAGTAAAGTCACTACGTAGTGGCAACATAAACCCTGTGCCGGGAATAACGAGGTGCTTGTCCCGTACTTGAGGATCCATTTTCTCGTAATCGTCATCACCACCATTCATCGCAGCGTACAACATACCGAGGGTGGCTACCATCAAGGTATTAGCCATCAGGGTCTTATAAGCCGCAGCACGTTCGCTAGGTGTGATCCCACGACCTGCCAACACTTTAGCAGTTACGTTCATAGCTTGCAGATACGCACCGAAGAACGGAACCAACTGCTTACCAACAGCCACCACACCATTAGAGCCTGAGCGTTTAAAGTTAATAATCTCAAACCCACGCTCAAGGGCAGCGGCTTCGTCACCACCCACAACCGAACCATCCTTCTGGCGTTTACCGCCCGTCTCAAGCAGTGTGCGGTTGTACAGCGCCTGACGTACAGCGTTGTCTGACGCCATAGAGAACTTTTCAAGCGGGGTAAGCAGCTTCTGCAACATAGACTTTGGCTTGAGCCCAGTAGCAACCGCCAAATCGTTGTTGTGTACAGCCGAGGAGTAGTCGTTAACCCCCACCATACCTGCTCTAGATAAGTACTTACCTGTTGCGTTAGTGCCCATTAAAATATTAAAAAACTGGCGTACCACTTCGCTAGGAATCATCAGTGGGTTCTTAAGCCCAGAGGACATCATTGCAGCAAATGAGTCCTGTGATAACTGACTGATAGAGAACAATGGGTTAAGCACAATCGTCTGGCGCAAGAAGTTTGTAGCCTTGGCAACATCTTTAAGCATTGGGATGGCAACCGACTCCATACCCTCAAAGGCTTTCACGAACAGCGGGTCGGCAAACTTAACACGCTTGCGCTGCCCGTCTTCCCAGAAGCTCACGACGTTATCACTACGCTTGACGGACGCATCCTGCCTGATGTCTTCAACTTGGTCAGGTATAACCTCTTTAGCCGTGTCATACATATTTAAGGCAGTACGGTTACGAACTGCACGGGACACGGTATAGGTTGTCCAGAGAGCCATGTTACCAAACACGTCAGCTACAGGCTGGTCACTACCTTTAATCTTAAAGTTCTTTGCAAAGTCGATGAAGCCGTTAGGGTACTTGCGAGGCCCACCCCCTGTCTCTAACTGCTCTTCACGGTAGAACGGCACGAAGTCCATGTACTTCAGCAAATCATTAGCCTGCTCACGGCTATACAAACCGTTATCTACAGCCACGTTCATTGCGTTCGCACGGATGCCATTCCACACCTTCTGCACATCACGCAGACCATCAATCTTGTCAAACAACTGTCTACCTGCTGCAACCTGCTCTTTAGACATGTGGCTGTAAAACTCAGGTTTAGCTTTAGCAAGACCCTCCACACGCTCAGCTATAAACGCAGTATTGGCATAGTTGCGCAACTCAACATCAGTCAGTCCGTTCTGCTTGGCGACTTTCGACATCAACGCCATCATGCTCTTCCAACTGTCAGGCTTATCTTCAGCAAAGAATTTATAAGAAGTTGGGTCGTAGCGCAGGGAGCCTTTCTCCAAGAACTGCATCGCCAAAGCTTCCGAGTGCAAAGCTTGAGCGGTACTGATACGCATCATCGTGTTCTTGATGATAGTCCAGTCACGCTTGTCTTTATTCAACTCCCTACGGATGACGTTGTTCAGTGCGGCATCAAACGATAAAGCCCCCGTCTCAAACGCATCCAGTTTAGTTGTAAGGCTGCGCACAGCATCCGCTTCGCTCATCTTAGCGTTTTCTTTCAACGCAGACCCAACGGGATTTGGATTAGTTTTTGGGTTCTTACCTTTGTTTGCTGTCTGGTACAGAGACTCCAACTCAGCCTTACGCACGACATTAGCCGGATCAATCCCTGCCTGAGTACCTGATACTTGCTCCTGAACACCGCGACCCACATTCATCGCACGTTCTACGTTTATGAGAGCTTCTGCCAAAGCATTGTTGGTATTAGTCAGCCCGAGCAAGTCCATAACGAACTTAGCAAACGCATGGAGTAGGTTGTGGTTCTTGTATGGGATCTGAGCGAGAGCTTCTTGAAACTGAGCGTTAGACATAGACTCTGCCGCAAACTCAGTCAGGCTAGCCATACCATACTGACCGGCAAGTTCTGGGTTGTTCTGTAGCAGGTGGTTATACAACTGCTGCAAGTCAGCAAGGGCACGGTTTGTAATTTCACCACGCTCAAACTTAACAATCATCGCATGTACGTATCCATGCACAGCCTCGTGCAATATAGTATGCGAATCAACTGCACCGTCTGCGATACTTACAGTATCTGAAACGGGATCATACTGACCATCCGCCTGACCCAATTGCTCTTTAGGTACTACCCGAAGCTTAGGCAGAGAGTACATCTTGTTCTCTAATAAACGCTTTGCCACCGCACGTTCAAGCGGAGAGAACTTTGGGTTGTTAGCAATTTCGTTTAACGCACGAGCCATACTGCCCCTATGCGCAGCGGCGATCAAGGCTGGAGTACTAAACCCGCTAGCTATACGACGAACTTCTGGGGGAGTCTTAGCTCCACTTGCGTAATCTCTAATCTGGTACTGCTCAGCATTTAACTTGGAGAGGTAGTCTTGCCCTTTNNTTTCTTGGGCTTTACAAAGTACTTAACTTGCGTCATCGACGTTAGCCTTATCTTCTGGGTCTAAGAGTCTTTGTACACGGGGTTTGCACGACGTATATTTTCTTTAGCGTATAGGTCTGCTGCCAGATAATTAAGCATCTGGTTACGATCCCCACCTACTTCCGATAAATACTCTGCTTGGAACCTAGCAGCTCCTTTAAGGTTTTTGTCTATCGGTGTAGGCGCTACTGGAGCAGGTGCTGTTGCTGCTCCTTGTACGTTTCGTGGAGCTCCTCCAGTAATATCAGCCAGTCGTCCCGATCCAGTTTCTTGAACTCTTGGGGTGGCACCCGCTTGCTGGGTGGTTGATCCAGTGCCCACACCAGCCACTCCCACGCCTTGCTCACCTGCTCGTCTGTCAACGGTTGGCTCAGTGGGAGGAACTCCTCCGGTTGGTTGTCCAGTGCTAGCATCTTGTGCCTCCTGTGTAGGTGGAGTCTGAGGAACTGGTCTCGCTGGTGCTCGACTAACCGGATTTAACACACCGCCACGAGGCCCAAGCATTTCAGTTTGAACTTGCAAGAACGGGGAGTTTGCTAAAGCGGTACGGATGTTCTTAGCTATCTTAGACTGGGGATTAATATTCCCACTGGTCAACTCTTCAGACAATACATCCCTAACCTCAGCACGTTGTTTGGGGTCAGTTAAGTCTTTACCTTCAAGTTGGGCACGAATTCCTGCGTTCTTGGGGAAACCTAAGTTGGTTACAGATTGCGCGGAAATTATTGGGGTGTTAATGGGAGTCTCAACACCTTGCTCCAGCACCTGTCTGGGTTGCGCCATACCAATACCGGGCAAACCTAACTGCCCCTGCGCATCGGTAAGTGGAAGCGCCTGTTCTTCAGCAAAGAAAGAGCTATTAAGAAACTGTTCAATCTTAGCGGCTGTACCTTCTTTAGTCGTTCTATTGGCAAACGAAGTCAGGGCATCGCGTACTTCAGCACGTTGCTCAGGATCTGTTAAGTCCTTACCCTCAACCAAATTCAAAACGTTCCTAGCACCGTTGGGTATACCCAATGCTTTAGTCAGAGTTTTGTTAATAACTAACGACTCTACCGGTGCAGGTTGTTCTATGGTTGGCGAGGGTTGTGCCATACCAATACCGGGTATAGGTAACTGACCTTCTTGATCTGTTAAACCGAGTTCCAACTGTCCGGGTAGTGGTTGTTGGAATGAAGGCTCGGCTTCTTCTTGTTGCGTTTGTTGCGTTTGGTCAGATACTACATCGCCGAATAAATCCGGTTGCGCCTCTGTAAATGCTGAGAACTTAGCTTTTTCTGCGTCTACTTTATCTCTGGCTTTGTTTGCACGTTCGGCGGCTTTGGCGGCTTTCTCTTTAGCAGCTTCCACCTCGGCGGACAATTCCGCAAAAGCTTTAGATGTGGTTATACCACCCTGTTCAGCAAACGCACGGCGTTTAATCTCTGCATTCGCTGCGTCATTTGCGGCGATTCTTTCTTGCTCTTCAGCAATACGGACACCTTCTTCGGCGTCTGCGGCTAACCGCTGTTGTTCCTCTAGCTGAGCAGTCCTACGTGCGTTGATTCCACCTGCTATACCACCAAACAGACCACCACCAAGGGCACCCATACCAGCAGCTTCACCGACACCTTTGGTGAGACTCACATCAGGGAATATTTCTTGTTGGGCTAAGTTGGATACAAACTTACCGCCGCCTTCTTCTAGGGTTTCAGAGGCAGAATCACCAAAAAAGCCACGGGCAACGCCACCTACACCGGGAGCACCCTTACCAGCCAAAGCACGTTCAATCGAACGCCCACCGGGTAAGAACGCTGTACCTAATGAGATACCTGCGGCTTGAAGTGCAGCTTGTCTAGCTTGCCCAAGGGCGATACGGTTGGCTTCTTCAGGAGCAGTACCTTCAGCAATCAGGCGTTTAGCAACTTGCTCATAAGTATCCGCACCAACATCAGCACCTTGCATAACCACGCCGGTACCAACAGCACCTGCTACACCAGCCTTACCAACAGCAGACTCTGTTGCTTCTTTCATCAACAGCTTTACCCCACCACGGGCGAGCAAGCCACCCCCCATAGTGCCGATTAAGTTCGGTATCTGCTCAGCAAAGAACGAGGTAATCAGTGCAGGATCAGTAATAGTCTCTTTAATAGCTGTGCCAAACTCAGCAGCCATACCACCAAAACCACCGTCTTTACCAGCTTCAGCTACTTTTTGACTACGTACTTGTTCTCTGGCTTTAAGTACAGGCGACTTTAGTCCTTGACCGAACTCTTCTACGGTCTTACCCACACCTTGCAACCCAGTAGGCTTTTCTTCAGCCTCAGTAATTCCTGCAAGCTGCCCAACCTGCCCGGGCAATTGCAACAAGTTACCGACACCACTGATTAAGCTACCACCAATATCGGTTGCGGCTTCACCAAAAGAACGTTTTTCTTTAGCCCCTAGTTCGGGGAAAGACTCCATAATTTTTCTACGGGCGTCTTCTTGAGATACATCGTCTGGGATATTTTCAACAATATATCCGTTGGGTAATCTTACGTTGTATGGCATAGCTACCTACCTTATTTTTTGGGCTTACCAAGATTACTCCAATCTACAGTTGTAGAGCCAGTTGGAGCACTAGCTCCTTCACCCATAGCTTTCCCCGCCATCTGCTGTGCTTCTGCCCATATCTCTTCGTTAGACTTGCCGGACATTAATTGGTCTTTACGTAAAGATTCAAAAAACCTAAACGCAAGTTGGTCACGCTTTGCATCTGCCGCACCACCAGCTCCAGCATATCTAGCCAGTAATCCATCTATCTTTCTGTCTTCGATACCCAGCCTACGGGCTTCAAGGGCGAGCTTCTCTTTACTGACACCGAGCTCCATAAGCTGCTTGATACGTTCACGGTCTTCTTTACGTATGCCCTGCATAGTCTGCTGGTATGCTTGCGTAGCAGGTAACGCGCCCTGTGCAATATTGGCAAGCGCATTAGGCGATGTACCCCCAGCAATACCTAGACCCGCTTGGATCAGCGCCATAGCTTTAGCTTCTTCGCGGGCTTTAGCATCGCCACCACGTTCTGCCATCAACATCTCAGCGTACTGATCCAAAGCACTTTTCTGTGCCGGTTCTGTTGTCTGTGCGGGCTGAGCGAGCTGAGCGGTAGGTTGTGTGGCACCGGTACGGTTTACCCCTGCCAGTGTACCAACTCCACCCTCTGTTCCTTTTGGGGGAGGGTTAAAACTATCTGCAAGCATCTTGTTATCTAGAGTAGCGTCGGGTTCTCTTCCTGAAGTAACTACTGTTGTTGGAAGGACTGTTGTAGGAGCGTCAAAATCTAGAGCCGATAGCTCTTGGTTAGGTAATACTGGCTCTTGGCCTTTCGGCGTACCGGAACCCGCGCCTTTCTGTTTTCTATACCCAACATAAGCTCGCCCACCCGTTTCACCCCCCACAAATCTAGGTTCTTGCGCTGCGGATGATGCACCTTCAGTTACAGGGTCGTAGGGAAGTTCACTAGTAGGGGCATTAGTCTGCGGTGTTTGGGAAGCAGTTTGGGAGTTAAAACGCCGACTCTGCATAATTTCTGCAATAACTGCGTCCATAGCTCTATCGGAAGAAGACCGGCGGTCTTCAGGTTCATCTTCTCCATACACCAAACCACGATCAGCAAACGCAACGATGCCACCACCTGCCATACCTTGTGGAGCGCCATCAATAGGTAAGTTGCTTGGGAGTTGATCTACGCCGCCCATTGTCTGAGCTTCACCCATTACTTGTTCAGCAATTGAACTTTGTGGGGTTTGCTGTCCAGTAGCTTGACCGGCCTTTTGCATCTTCATTTTTTCTTGCAAAAGAGGAATCCCTACATAAGCAGGGAGGCTTCCAGACTGAATTGCTTGCTGCAACTGAGGGATAGACAGCTTTTCCGCCATAGCCATACGGCTACTCATATTTGTCAGGCTCATAGTTTATCCATTCATTACGTTGTACAAGGCCAATTCGTCCAGACCACTTGGGACACGACCGCCTTCTTTCATATTGTAGAGCTTATACGCACCAACACCAGCGGTTCCTAAACCTGCAATCTGCGAAGTCATGCTAGGGTTCTGATACATCGTTTGTGTTTGCTGAGTCAATGGTAAGCCGCGCAGCATATCTGACATAAAGCCAAGTTGACGGTAATCGAAGTTCTGCGAAGATAAGAAATCTTGGTATTGACGGTCAAGTGCTTGTTGTTGAAGCTGTTGTTGCTGGGCACCCGTAGCAGCCATTGCCTGATTAATATTAGACTGCTGCTGAAACTGAGTTTGCCCAAGAGACCCCAATGTTGAAGCAGCTTGCCCTGCTGCACCAAGACCTTGAATCCCATACTGACCTGCACTTGTAGCTTGCCCAACACCGCCAAGCCCTGCCTGCATACCCTGAATACCGGCCTGCTGACCTTGCAAAGCTTGACCTACACCTTGCATACCTAGCTGCCCACCTGCAATCTGTTGCCCGACACCTTGAAGACCCGCCTGAGCGCCTTGGATACCTTGCCCAAAACCAGCCAGACCCAACTGACCACCTGCAATCTGTTGACCAAGTGCCTGAGTCCCTGCTTGTGTACTTTGGATACCAGTTTGAGCTCCAGCAAGACCTAACTGACCTGCGGCGATCTGTTGCCCCGCACCTTGTATTCCCGCCTGAGCTCCAGCAATAGCCGCTTGCTGACCTGCAATACCCACCTGAGAGCCTTGCATACCAGCTTGAGCGCCTTGGATTCCTTGAGCGGTACCAGCAAGACCTAACTGCCCCGCAGCAAGCTGTTGACCGACTCCTTGTAATCCTGTCTGAGCACCTTGCATACCTAGACCATACAACTGACCCGCTTGAGCAAGTCCTGCAAGACCCGCCTGCTGTCCGGCAATACCTGTTTGGGCACCTTGCATACCCTGCGCAGTACCAGCAAGTTGAGTTTGAGTGCCTTGTAACCCCATGCCAGCGCCCTGCATACCTTGAGCGGTGCCAGCGAGTTGCGTTTGAGCCCCTTGAAGCCCTGTTTGAGCACCTTGCATACCTTGAGCAGTACCAGCCAACTGCGCTTGAACACCTTGAATTCCAAGGCCCGCACCTGAAACACCGACTTGTGCGCCTTGAATACCTGCTTGCTGCGCGGCGGTACCTGCCTGAAGACCTTGAATACCAAGACCCGCACCGTACTGTTGGGCTTGTTGGGCTTTATCAAACGCAGACTGCGTACCTGTAGCTTGAATCTGAGCTAAACGGTCTTGTAAATTCTTCTGTGACTCAGCCTGAACTAGTGCTTGACGAGATCCCCCAAACGCACCTGCACCAACAGCCTGTGCTTTTAACGCTTGGTCTTGGATCTGAGCTTGGCGAATCGCATCTTTTTGCTGGACATCAACGACATTTTGCATGTAGGGCGACATATACCGCCCCATTGCCTCTGCTGAAGTTGCTTGCTGTGCATACTGTTCCCCGGCGTTATACCCCCTTCCAGCTTGACCAGCAGCATTTTGCCCAATTTGCGCAGCTAACGCGCCATATTGAGAGCCTTCACGTCCGTACTGAGCCCCACCTTGTACACCAAGCTGTTGACCCTGAGCCCCAGCCTGCGCACCTTGAGCACCATACTGTGCCCCTAACTGAGTACCAATTTGCTGACCTTGAGCACCAGCCTGCGCACCTTTAGCTCCGTATTGTGCACCACCTTCAACAGCAATGTCTGCGCCTTGTTGCCCAAAACCAAGACCTTGAATACCAATATCAGCCGCTTTAGAGCCGTATTGTTGGGCACTAGGAGTAAGCCCTACAGCCGATTCGCCATAACCCGCTCCTTGAGAGCCATACATGCCTGCACTAGCGGATGTTTGCGCGGCTACCCTCGCAGCTTCTTGGGCACCTTGGGCACCAAATGCAGCACCTTGAGACCCAAATGCAGCCCCTTGAGATCCAAATCCCGCTGCAGCTTGTCCAGCTTGAGCACCTTGAGCACCATACTGACCCGCCGCACCGGATGCTTGTTGTGCTGCTTGAGATGCTTGTTGCGCTCCTTGTGCGCCATACATACCAGCTTGGTTAATTAGAGCATTAGCTTGCCCTATAGCTTGCTGACCGACTGCCGATCCAAACCCAGCGCCTTGAGCACCGAAATCCGCACCTAGAGCACCGTACCCAGCAGCTTGTCCCATAGTCTGACCAGCGAGCGCCTGACCATATTGCATCCCCTGCTGACCAATAGCAGTCGCGCCCTGCCCCATACTGACCGCTTGGCGACCCATACCAAGAGCTTCACCTTGCAAACCATATGCGTTTTGACTAGCGCCTAGACCACCTTGACCAGTTTGGAAGGCTAAGTTTGACGCATCTGTAAGTTGAGGCGCAGTTTGCTGCCCAGCGACGTTTTGGAAAGCCTGTGCTTGCATGGGAGTGAATCCAGCAAGCTGTTGTCCTTCATATGGCGTATAGCCTTCAGTCGTTAGTTTTTGAGCTTTACCAAGAGCTGTTTCGACAAACGGTCTGGCGTACTCGGGGATATTGGTTTGCGTAACGGTTTGGTTTCCGGCACCGCCGCCACTGTCACCGCCTTGAGGTTTAATTTGTCCACGCGCATCGCGCTGAAAAGCCCGTTCGGGTAGCATATTAGTATGGTTATATTTCATGGTATTGTTACCCCAACGATCGAATATTTTTCAGTAAATCCATAGCGTTGCCATAGCCTAGCAACCGCTTCGTTAACCGCGCCTTCTATAACTGTTGCACCGCGCTGTTTTAATATCGTGCTTAACTGTTGAAACGTATTGGGATTAGTAATTAAACGCCCGCCAATATAAGTAATAAATGCTACTCGATGATTAGGGCGAGTTGAAAAGCTAACCGTGGCAGCCCCCTTGATCTCATTGTCTTCAGCAGAAGCTACAAGCAATAACCAATGACCCATTACTACTAGAGTTTTAACTTGGTCAAGCGTGTAATCTTTTTGCCCTTGTTGCTGTTCAATAGCTGCCTCAATATAACCTTCTACTTGAGGCCATACTTGATTCACAAACTCTATTGGGACATGCTGTACTTTCATGCGGGTAACATTTTCCGTGATTTAGCATCAACCGCTACTTTACCTTTACCTACGGATTTTTTGCGATTCTTTTGAATACGCTCCATCATGGCATACAACTGCTTGGCACCTGCATCAGTTGATCCGTTACCCAGTTCAGACACAATACGAGCAGGCACCACGAACTCACCATCAGCGAGACGGGCTGGTTGTTTAGCACCAATCTGTGCAGGGATTGAATCACTTACACCATCACCGGGGCCTTTAAGTAACTGCCCACCATCAGAATAACCACCGAGGTTAGAGATACCACCACCTGAAGCATATCTGTTACGGGCAAAGTCAACACCAGCTATACCGCCGCTTGCGTAGTTTCCACCAGCGTCACTTCCGGCACCGGGACCTCCATCTGCATTACCTCCGCTTGCATTACCATCACTGTTCCCACCTCCAGAATTACCTGCTTGCCCGTAGTCATATTTTTGTTCTTGGCGTCGCTTAGCCTCATCGGAACTTTCTAATATTGACTTAATCTGGCTTAGTGAAGTGTTGTCATTAGCCCAATAATCAAGGCCAGCCTCATCAGCTTCCCGCCCCAAGATGTTTTGATAATAGTTAGAAATAACACCACGCCTGTCTGTCGAAGGACGCCCCGCCCAGTTTTTATTACCATACATTGCGTCCGCTTGGGCAAGTGTCATGTCGCCTGTATTGTAGTTTTCACCAGACTCATAATTAGTTACGATTGTTTGCCCGGGAATAATCATATTGTTTATTGCTTCTTCATCGCTTGGGGTTTGCGCCCGCGATGTGGGTGCTTCGCTCACCGCCGCTTCTTTTGCTTGTTCCGCAAGTATCCGTTGCTGCTCAGCCCATATTTCTTCTGGGGTGGGCCCTGTTGGTGCGGGAGGGGCTACGGAAGTAGGAGTAGGAGTAGGAGTAGGAGTAGGAGTAGGAGTAGGAGTAGTAGGTTCAGCTATCTGCGCGGCAACACGATCCGCTTCAACAGTAGCTAGATTCTCAACTGCTTGTCTGTTAATAGACGCACTTTGCTCAACTGCCCCGGGAGTACCATAAGGGTTTGTAACAACTCCGAGATTAGAATCTATAGAGTTTTGGTTTGGAGTAATATCAATTGTGGGGTCAATGCCCGGAACTGGAGGAGGATTGGTCTCCATCTGCTTCTTAATTTCGTCAAGGGTTACGCCTTGATCCATTTGCTCAAGGTAATTTTTTTGAGAGAACGCATCGGGTCTACGGTTTAAAACTTCTTGGTACGCACGTTCTAACTCTTTGCGTTGCTTCGATAAAAATGCCGCAAGAGTTGGTTGCCCCATATACTCTAGGTTAGCTTGTTCTGCTAAGGACTGATTATATTGATCCACTACTGGCATGTTGGTTTGTGCTGTAGGAGGACCGTATCTATTTTGTCCATAAGCCTGATACCCCATAGGCATATACGGATTAAATGTTGTACCAAAAATGTTACTTGGGTTATTTTCTGGGAGTAAATACTGAGGAGTTTGCCCTACGAGCTGGGGGTTATTTTGCTGCTCCCCTGCAAGTATAGGAGTATTGCCCGTTACACCATACCGACTAGCGGCGTTAACATTTGCTGGGTCATAATTGCCAAACACACCACCATCGGCAAGGGAAACAATTCCACCGTTATCAAACGACCGACTACCCCATTCATCAGCTTTGACTGGTTCTTGAGGGGTAAATGTACGTGTCATGTAAGGGGTACCGGGGGTGTAACTTGGCCCGTTAATTTTAGTCTGCATATCAAACGGACGGATATAACCTGTTGAATCAGGCGCTCCACTCTGCTCGTCACTACCCCCCATACCGCCCATCAATAGAGGAGCCGCAGCCCCCGCGATAGGCAGCATATTAGACTTCATAAATTGACCCCAGCCACCGGGCTGTTCCCCGATTGCGCCAACACCGGAGCGCAAGCTATCCCAAGCGGAAGGATTAGACGCTATTGCCGCAGCCCCATCACCCGCCATTAACGCGGAAGCTCCTGATTGAGTTAAGTTACCTGCGGATGTCATAGCTCCTGAATTAACCGCCGCACCTAACCCCTCATACCCTAAAGACCCAGCAGTACTTGCAGTCGCAGCACCAGCGCCCATTAGCCCAGCACCCAAACTACCCATGCCATAGGAGCTTAAGCCCGCCATCAGACCAGCTTGCAAGCTACCACCGTTCATNGCCATACCCGCAGCGCCACCAGCAGCAGCGCCCAACATCGGGTTCATCGTGGCAATACCTACACCTGCGCCGATAATAGTCGGGAGGATTTTAGACAGGAAACCCGCTTCAGGGAGCCCAGTCTGAGGGTTAATTGTCAGTGAACCGCCATGCGCCATAGCAAGACTTTGCAGGCCGCCTACTTCGCCGGGGGTCATGTGAACCAACATTTTATCTTCACCACGACCGTGGGATTGCATATGCTGGGCTAGTTGCTGAAGACTCATAATGGCACCCGATGGGTTAATTTAGTTAATATTATCATGCGGGTAGCCTAGAAACAAAGTTTATGCTACCAACTGCGGAAGGGTTAGAAGGTCGTACATAAGGCACGGTTTGCGCGGATATAGCAGGCATGTAAACACCCNCTACAGGGCCGACTGTGTTGTAAGCTTTTTCAGTAGCCCACCAAAGTCGAATTTCATCGTCTTTTGTAATCTCAAACTCAATGGACGAATAGGCAACGGTAAACCCAAAAACACCNGCGCTNTTNCGNGCAGGNANGGTAAANCNNCTNGANGANCCCGGNACTACAGTACCATTTGTCTGAAGCCATACAAAAACATCATGGGATACGTTGTCCGTNTTGGCAAGCTGCAAACTGTAATCAATTTTATACACCCCACTTTGGCTTGCTTTGGCGTAGCCTGAAACATCAAGGGTAAACCCGCTACCAGATTCAAGCGTATCAAATTTAACAAGTGTTGGAGTATTGTCTGCTGTAGCGTATTGGTTAGTTGAATCAGAAGCTGCGATGTGGGGCGATTGTAAATATTGAGCCCCGTCAATACCTAAAATAGCTTGCCAGTCGTTGTCGATCTGAGCAAAATATAAACGCAGTGCACGGCTAAACTGCTCTTGGTTCTGATAGCTATATTCTGCCGATGCTATAGGTAAATTAGGAGCTTTAGAAGGAACGAGAGTTACCATGCCTAGCGTCTCCCATCAGGCCTGAGGTCAATTCGCACCGCGCCTAGCTGCCATGCAACTCCAAGATCAGTGGACTCGATTTTAAACGCCATCTGCCGACCTCGTAGTCTCGTATACACCTGCCCATCAAACTCTTGAATAGTGTATTGGCGAGTGGTGGAGTAGTTATCTTTACTCTCAACCGTAGGATCGTTTGCTGCCCCATACCTAGCACCAGAGTTTTGTCTAGGTTTAACCTGCATGGTTACAGTCGGTTTATCTACGTTCGAACCGTTAAAGTTCACATCCGGCAATATCCGCCACATAAACCCGAAGTTATGCCCATCCCCAATATCAAAGTCAGAAGTCTGTACATAGGCATGGATCGGCACAGAAGTGCCCGTCTCAACATCATCTGTACCAACTTCATGATACAAGATTCTATTAGTATAACTCGCTGCCATTGGGTTTGGGCGAACTCCTGAATCGAGCCAAGCAGTGCGCGACATATTCCCGTAATACCAAACGTTATCTAGGTAGTTATATACGACGTACTTATTTACGGTTGTGGAATTATCAGAACAATAAAACCACCAAATCTCGTTATATCCTTCGTTTTGCCCAGCAAAAACTTGGTATGCTTGATCGCGGTTAAGACTAGTAAAAATATATTGACGCAGTGCACAAGGAAGTGTCTCAACGCGTCCGTTATAAGCATAGAACTTATCCACACCCATCCAATAGGCGACGTTGTTTACCACTACCATAGAGTTTGGCGACATCACTGAGATGTTATCCGACAGCATATCAAACCCCCAAACGTACGGAGGTCCTAAATACTTCATCGAATAGAGGGCGGAGTCCGTCCAAATCAGGTTTTCTTGTCTAGTAGGAAGCCCCGATATAATAAAAGACCCGTGGGACAACCTAAACTCACCCGACTGATTAGTAACAGCGGGCACCCACTCATACGGGTTATCTTGCTCAGACCATCGCACAAGCATTGGGTCAAAGAGTGTATCGGCATCAAGGGGGTTATATGAATTCGCACCCAGTGCGACTACAAAACGTTGGATCGACGAAGCAATTACTTCATTCGTAGTGTGAGGTACAAACTGCCCTGAGTAACCATTCGTAGTGGATAAGGCTCCAAGCTCGACTGCACGAAAATCCGAACCTAATGTAGCATCCCAATACGCAATAGCCCCGCCACGTTGGGCGATTATAAGATCTTCTCCATAGTTATCATTTGTCCACAACAGTAACTGTGAATTAACAGATAACCTAGATTCTGACCCCCAAGCACCCCTGCTCCAGCTCCCTGCACCCCAACCCGTACCTTTGACGAATACGTCTAACCCAGTATTGAACTGGTAAGCTGCTGCAGCGGCAACACCCCCACCGGTAGCTGCTGAGGTGGAAAAAACATAAGCTCCTGTCGCGTCTGTAGCATTAAATGTATAGGAGTCAGCATTGAGCACTGAGGTAATCTGTTGCTCTTTATTGATGCTCGACGCAGGGATACCACCTACCGGTCCAGTTGCGCCAGAGAAGGTGACAAAATCATTATCTGTAGCCCCGTTAACCTCATCTACAACAGTAACTGTAGCGCAACTAACATCTACCCCTGATAAGTGCGCACTAGCGATAGTCCCGTTAATACCTCGGGTTAACCCTAGTAAGGTATTACCTGTAGTGGTTGCATAAGAAAGCTCTTCACTTCCGATTTTTAGTATGCCGCCTTTATAAGAGAAGCCTGTACTACTAACGAGAGTCAACGTTACTTGAGTATCAGTAATATCACCGTTTAAAACACCAAAAGCCGTAGAGAATGGGTTTCCTGTAGCGGGTGGTTGAGGCCCGAGCATTGGGCTTACGTTTAATCTAATGGGGGTAATATCTTTGTATGCACCACCAAGTTCTAGGTAATACTTAAGATTAGTACCAACACCTAAATAATTATTACCAGCTATATCTACCCAGTTCCACATTGCACGGCATATGCCTAGGTACTGCGTTGGGGTAATTTGCTCCCAACCACCTATTTTTTCAGGGTACCCAGAGCGAAAACGAATCTTATCCCCGTCATAATACCCACCCTCACCGGCGTAGTTGGTGTTCTCACGATTTATTCCGGGTTTAAAAACTATTTTCTGCAAGGGCATATAGCACCTTCAAGTTAACTTCATATTGGGTTCGATTTTAACGGGCTTGGTTAAAGTAGTCCATGATCTTAGAGTACTTCATTTGGCGGTCATCCAACCCGTTCAAACCCCCGTTAATTCGTTTACACATTCCCTGAATATCCTGCTTGTCAGCAAGAGAGTTTAGACGGTTCACATCCCAGAACCAGCCAGCAGACTCCGCTGCATATTTTGGTAGCTCCACGATCTGAGGAAACTGCAAGGCTTCGTTATCGCAAGCCATTGAATAGGCAACATAGTTATTTTTGCCAGTCAGTTGAATAAGACCTCTTCCNAAAAACTTTTGCTCCGTCCCCCGAGGCTTCGTCGCCGTTACCCATTCTGTCAGCATATGCACGGTTGGCAATCTTTTCTGGCTGCATGGCATATCTTTGAGCTATCTCCACGTTCGGGAAACGGCTAGGCCAGACACGCATGAGGCTTGCTGCAGAGTAGTTAAGGTTCTCTTTGACAAACTTTAGCCCGCCTGACTCGTGCGCGATATTGCTAATAAACCCTGCAATACGAAAAGGAGAGTCAATTGCAAATCTCTCACACGTTTCAGACAAAGGTTCTGCCCAAATATCTGCCAGTGCATCGGTGGTTACAGTACGAAGGAGTGGGGGCGTGATTAGCATTATTTATTTAGGCCAAGCTCGTTGGAAGGTTC